GCGCCATGAGGAGAAACATGCGCTTGTGCGGCGCGTCTGCGGCCTGCCACAGCGCCGACAGTTCCTCGATGGACAGAACCCGCTCGCGCGGCTCCGAATCCGGCACGGAAACCTGCGGCGGCACGTGGTCTATGATCTCGCGCTTCCACGCCCAGCGCAGCGCCGCGTGCGCGGTTCCCATCATGCGCTTGATGCCGCCATCCTTGTAGCCGGCATCGCGCAGGTCCGCGAGGATCCGTTCCTGCGTCGCCAGGGTGTACTCGCGCACCGTGATTTCGCCGGCCCGCTGCAAGATCGCCCACAGCGCGCGACGCTGGTTTTCCGGGTTGAGCACAGTCTGGCCGTGCTGGTTGAAGTATCGCTGAAATACATCAGCCAAGGTAATCTCCGCCGCGCGCTTCTCCGTCCACTCCCCCTGTGTCGCAACCCATTGTGCAAGCCTTACTTTTGCGGCCTCAAAGTCTTCTGTGCGGAGAGAAACGCGACGCGTCTGTCGGTCGTCTGCGTCGAACCACGTTCGGCACCAGTTATTGGAGTTTGGGCGCCGGGACAGCCAGTAGTGTCCGATTTGGAACCGCTGTTCTCCGTCGCCTGACATGGTGCCGCACCCGGTTCGACTGTCTGCGCTTCGATATACTGGCGAAGCTGCGCCTCGGTGTATGTCACCTTGCGCTTACCGATCCGCACGTAGCCGATGCACCCACGTTTGCGCTCGCGACGCAGCGTGTCCACCGACACCCCAAGCTCAGCCGCCGCTTGCTTTTCTTCAAAAAGCGGGGGACGGCTCAACACCTCCGCCATCGTCAGCCCTCGTCGGCTGCCACGATGCTGCGCTCGTCGCCGGGCGCCAGGGGCGGGTGGTGAAGGGGCGCGCTCGCTTCCAGATCGTCGCCGATGGAATCGCCTTGTTCCACGAACGGCCGATCGATCGGCCCGTCGATGTTCCGGCCCTTCTGATCCACCACCTTCACGCGGCGCCGGCCCGCCTTCCGGTAGAGCCGGTGCGTGGCGCCGGTTTCGATGCGCACCGACACTTTCGTCCCAATTTCACGCGCCCGGTTCTCGCGCCAGTCGCGCACGCGCTCGCGCAGGGCCTCTGGGTTGTCCCGCAGCGCATGGATTTGCGCCCGCGTGGATTGGCTGTAGGCCGTGCCCTCGGACCCGAGCATCGCGCGCGTGAAGGGTTCCGCGTTGTCGAGGGTCTGCCCCGTCTCGCGCTCGACGGCCGTGTGCACCTCGCCCAGCATGCGCATGGCCGCTGGCGCCAGGGCCGTCGCCACGGCACCTTCGTCGCCGCCGAACTCACGCCCGTGGCGCTCCAGCAGCTCGTCCACCGTGCCGTTCTCCAGGGCCTCCAGCACGGCCGCCGCGTCGCGTTCCACGAGGGGTTGCATGGCCTCGACAAGCTCCGGCCGGTGCCGTTCCCGGATTTCGAGGCGCCGTTGCAGGGCCTCGCGCTGGGCTGGGGTCAGTTCGTCCAGGCTCCGCGCCTCGGTGCCGCGACCGCCGCCGCCCGCGCGGCCTTGACCGGCCCCGTCGCCGCGCGGCTCGTAGCCTTCGATCTGGCGCACTTCGTCGGGGTCCAGGATGCCCGAATCCACCGCGATCTTGTGCGCCTGCCACCGTTGTTCGGGATCACCCCGCAGGAACCCGGACAAATCGAAGGTGAGCCGGTGCGTGCTTCGGCTGGACTCGGGGAACACCGAGCGGCTGAACTCAGCTTCGATCTTGCGAATCCAGGGCGTGAGCGTGTTTTGCGCGAACCACCGGCCCACTGTTTCGGTGTTGGTGAAGGTGCCTTTGCTCAGGTCGCCAATGATCGGGGGCGGCACCTGGAATATCCGGGCGATCTCTTCGCCCGAATACCGGCGCGCATTCAAGAGATCGGCGTCTTCGGCGCTGACACCAAGCTGGCGCCACTTTAAATTTTCGTCCGGCATGACCAACACCTTGGCGGTGTTTTTGGCGCCCTGGAACTCCTCGCGGATTTGCTCCCTGAGCATGCGTTGTTGGGGCTCGGTAAGGACTTTCGGCTCGGATCGCCGCCCGTTGCCCTCAAGCTCGATCACCCCCGACGGGGACATGCCGTGCTGGTAGAATCGCTCGGTGAAGGTCTGCACCTGCATCCCGGTTTCGAGCACGCTTCGCGCCCGCGACAGCCGGGACCGCCCCACGAGCCCGTCATCGGTGCGGTCCCGGAGGTGAAGCACCTCGTCTTGAAGCAAGCGGCGTTGCCGGCCCTGGACGTCCTGGATGTCGTAGGCGAGTCGGCCGGAGGGGAGCATCTGGACGCTCACCCACTGCCAGGGAATCGGCCGCAGTTCCGCCGGCGCGCCCCGGCTGTCCGTCACGATCTCCGCAAGGCCGTTGCCTTGGAGAAGGGTTTGCGCCACCAACCAGTCCATGAAGTCCGGCCACGCCTGCCAGGCGTTCGGCCCCAGATCGATCAACCGCGCGATGGGATGTTCGTCCGCGCGGTTGAGCTTCCCGCCGCTGCGGCGCTGGACGAACGCCGGCAAGCTGGCGATGGCCGTGGAGATGGCGTTCACGCTCGCCATCACGGCCGACAGGTTTTCCGCCATGTGCGGCGGGACGGCCCCGCCGGCCGGCCCCCCGAAGGCCGTCATGGCCGCCCACGAGGGATGCTCGCGCGTTTCCGTGTCCCGCTCCGGGGCGATCCAGCTCGCGATGCGGTTCCGCAGCGCGCTCGCCACGCTCATCGCTCGTAGGTCTCCAACAACCGCCGTGCCCGCGCCACGCCGGGCGGCTCGGGGGCGCCGGCGCGTGCCTCGACGCTGGTGCCCTGGTACGCCGGGAAGGCGTGCACGACGCTGATTTCCATGAGGTCCAGGCTGCGCAGCTCGCGCCGCTGCCCGTCACGCGTTTCGCCGCCGGCGCGGACGTTGAAGCCGAAGGACATGCCGCCGATGTCGCCGCGCTCCGCCAGGGTCAGCACGTCGCGCCCGGTCGTCGTGTCCGGCAGGTCCAGTTCAAAGGCGAGCCCGCGGGTGTCTTCGGCCAGGCGCAGCGTGCGCGTCCGTGTCCGGCCCAGGACGGCCTTGGGATCGTGATCCACGAGGGCCACCACGTCCCGCCCCGTGTCCAGGGTGTCGCGGAAGGCGCCGGCGCGGATCACCTCGGTGATCCCGCCGATCCGGGCCTCGGTGTCGAACACGGCCGCGTAGCCCACGAGGCGCCGCCCGCTGGCGCGCAGCTCGGCCGCCGCGCGCCACTCAAGGCCGCCGGCCTCAGACCGCGATGTTGGCGCCATAGGCGAAAGACTCCGGGTGCCGCAGGGTGACGTCCGCCGTCATCATGGCGCGCACCTGGACGTTGCCCTTTTCGTACGCCGGGGAGAGGTAGGGGTTCGTCAGCACGTCCAGTTCCGACCAGAATCCGATGAACAGGTCGGAGAAATCCCCGAAAATCAGGGGCGCGGTGTTGTTGCTCGTGTCCACCGGCACCAGGGTGGTCGTGCTGACCGGGAAGCCGTCGAGACGGTTCCGCCCCTCCATGATGAACCCGTGTTCCGCCGACACGCGGTTCGTTTGGCGAAGCTGGCGCACCACCTTGGGATGGGTCAGGAAGGCATCGGCGTCCGCGTCGGAATCCTCGGGGGTGCCGATCAACGTCTGAACCTGTCCCCAGGACAGCGTGCTCATATCGACGCTCGCCACGTCATCTCGCGCCAGGATGCCCACGGGTTCCTTGGCGCCGCCGCCCTTGATCGCCACGCGGTCCAGGGCGCGCGCCAGGATTTGCCGGAAATCCCGCCGAACAAGCTGTTCGATGTCGGGACTCGACTGTTGGAGAAGCTGGCGGGACAGCTCGGTGATCGCGCCCGCGTGCTTCGGGGTCATGGTGATGCTGGAAAACGTCTGCTCGCTGGCGGACAGCGCCTCGTTTTCCGCCACCCAGCTTTCCGTGGCCGATCCCGTGTGCTTGGGGATCTCGACGTTGCCTTGAAGACCGCGAAGCACCGTCGCCCCCAGCGAGCGCACCCGCACGGCTTCTCGCAGCTGATCGATGAAGCGATCCCCCTGGAAATCCGTGGCGATGACGGACCCCGCGTTGTTGGCGGACAGCGCGCGCGTTTCCGCCGGGGCGGGTTCGTCCGCGACGGCCTCGACGGGAACGGGCGTGCCCTGAAACCCGCCGCCGGCGCGGAGATGCTGCGCCACCTCGCGCTCGGGACCATCGTCCACCGGCATGCCGGCCGCGCCGGCCAGGGCCGCCGTCACGCGGAACGCGCGCCGGCGCTGCTCCCACTGGGTGTCCGCATTGCCCGCGACGGTCTCGCCGGCCGTCCGGCGCTCGGCTTCGTCCAGGGCCTTGCGGCGCTCGATGTCCTTGTCGAGGGTGTCCACCTCGCTGCGCAACGAGTCCACGCGGCTGCGCTGTTCGTCGCTCAGGTCGCCGGTGTCCCCGCGCGGGTTGTCGATCAGCGAGCGCATCTCCTGCACGCGCTGTTCGCGCCGATCGCGAAGGTCTTTAAGTGTCGGCATCGTCCGTCTCCTGCACGATCACGTCGTCGTCGCTTTCGTATTCGTAATCCGCCTGAATTTCATAGGCTTGATTGCAGCGACGCAGGTATTCGCGAACGCGTTCCACGTGCTCGTTCAGGTTGACGAACACGCAAACTTCCGAAGCGAGAATTTGGCGCCAGTCCGCATCATCCCGGATGTGCACCACGCCATCGGCGCTTTCGTCCGGACCGATCACCAAGAGCGTGGTGCCATCAGCGAACAGCTCGCCGGGCAACCGCTTGGGGCCGTGGGACGCGCCGCGCGTCGCGGCACCCGACTTGCCCTTGTGCGCGAACGCCCGCGTCGCCTTCGCCGCGCGCTTGGTGCTGACACCGTGACGGGCGAGCACCGCCGTGATCGTCACCTGGACAGCCGTGTTCCACGTCAACAGACGCGGACGCCCCGAGCCGGTGCCCTCGCGATCACCGGGGCTCCAGGAGACCACCTGTCGGCTCAACCACTGCGCAACGCGGGAAGACTTTTCTCCGGATGCATCGGCCACATCGCCGACATAGAACATTGCTTGGTCTGGCATGGCTCCGCACCGCTTTCCATCCGATGCGGAAAGTGTCAGTTGTCATTTTATGCGTCAACCGATAGCGCTCACACGCTCAGCACGAGGGGCGCCCGGAACTCGGGCGCCGGGGCTGTCTTGGCCGCCATGCCGATGGCCATGACGACGGCCGCGATGGGATCGATTCGCTCGCGGGCGCGTTCCTTGTCCAGCTTCCGGTTGCCCGCCGGATC